AGAGAAGAGTTTGGAGTTAAAAAGGTTCCATCTTATAAGGGTTATGATTTTGCTGTTGATGATGGTTGTGTGAGGTTATTTAGAAATGACCCAAGAATATTTTTTGAGTTTAATACTCACGAAACCATTTACAACTCTCTAGATAGAGGCGGTTTTAAGTATATAAAAACCGACTTGATTATTCATCATTGGGGCAAGTTGAATATGAAAGATAAAGCCCCTTATTATTATGAGTTAGCTAAAGATAGACTGCGTAGATACCCCGAAGAGTATCAAAGTTATTATTATGTGGGTGTAGCTGCAGAGTTTATTGGTAAGCTAGAAGAAGCATACGAAGCCTTTAAAGCTGGGTATGAAAAATATAACACTGAATACTATCGTAAGGCGATGGATTTTTTAAACAACAAAAGGAGGAAGTAATGGCAGATAATAATTCTGTAAGTTTGGAAACCTTGCAAGATCAGCAGAAGCAGCTAACCGAAGCTGTATCTCAGCTGACCGCGACTCGTACTCAGCTTGAGGAACAGTTGGCGGCAGTTCGTAATAACTTGGCTACAAATGCTGGCGCTTTGCAGTATGCTAATGCTCTTATTCAGAGTATTACAGGTGAAGAGCAGCCTTCTGTAGATGATGTGGTTGCTGCTGAAGAAGCAACTGAAGAAGAAGAGGTGGCTCTCTAAAACCCATTTTTCTCCATCTATAGATGTTTTAGCGTTTTTTTGTTTCATATTTATTTTAGGAGTTTTATAGGTTATTTTGTAATTGTTTAAAGTTTAACTCTCTACACGAACAAAAAACTATGTATATCTTTTTTATGGCTCCATGAGTCTCAAGATTTATACAGATTTATAACATTTATAGATGGAGAAAATAGATGGCCGAAGTCTTTGTCTCGCCCGGCGTCTATACTCAGGAAATTGATGATACTTTTGTACCCGCTGGTGCTGGTACAATTGGTGCTGCCCTAATAGGTCGTACCGTATCTGGTCCTGCGTTTAGACCAATTCGGGTAAATAATTTTAGTGAGTTTAGGAATACATTTGGTGGGCAAGATGTCACCAAGTATATGCCCTATGCTGCTAAGTCATATCTCAGAAATGGCTCACCTCTTACAGTAGTTAGAGTTCTTGGTAAGGGAACTGCTAATGCTGGTCAGGTTGGCGTCATTGCATTCCCTAATGTTGGTATCGAAGGGCAGACAGCATCGGCTGCATTGTCGTCTTCTAACACAGTTTATGCTACTATTAGAAGAAGAGCAAGTGGTGTAGGTGATATTTGTCTTAGTGGTAATCATGGGGATTTCTCACTATCTGCTGGCTCAGATGTAGTAGAAGGTCTTTCATTAGTTCCTTCTGATGCTGGCTATATTGAGAAAGTATTAGGTACCGATCCTATTCAATCAAACAACGGTGACAGATTTACTGGCTTTTATGTAGATTCTGTTCTTACTTATTCAACTCCACCCGATGGTGCTACCGTATCCGGTGATACCGGTCGTGGTCAATGGTCAAGCGTTAGCGCTCTTGCTGATGCGTTTGAAGAAGTAACAGGTGGTTTTGGTCCCGCCGCCACACCTTATGTTGTTTCTCAGAACTTTGCTGGTACAGTGCATGAGCTATTTAAGTTTACTGCTCTTGCTGATGGTAGCAATACTAATAATCAATATAAGATTGCTATTTCTCATGTAGATATCAAAACTTCAGCTAGCTCTTATCCAGCTTTTACTGTAGCTGTAAGAGAGGCTAATGATACGGATGAGAATCCTATTGTATTGGAAACTTTCACAGACGTTACTCTTAACCCCGATAGCAAAAACTATATTGCTAGGGTTATTGGTGATAGACAAACTGTTTTCGATCTTTCTCAAGATCCTCCAGAAGTATTGTACAATGGTGACTATCCTAATAAGTCACAGTATGTAAGAATTACTATGGCTGCCGAAGCACCCGAAGCTGCAAGACCTGCAGGTTTCAAGGGTGTTAGTACTAATATGTATGATGGTGTTACTGGTAGTCAAACTCTAAGTGCAGCCGCACTTCCAATGAAGACCAACCACTTGAATACTAATAGTGCTGTTGATGGTCGTATCTTTATTGGTGTTGATGATATGGGTAGGAAGAGCATTAGTGATAGACTTAAGAAGACCGTAACTTCAGCTTCTGGTACTACTAGTGATGATCACGGTATTCTAATCTTTGCTAATAGTGATGATGTTGGTGGTGCTTCTAGTGCTACTAATACTTCAATTTCAGCCCAATATACTTACGTTGATCAGGTTGGCTCTAACTCTGCTAACTTCTCTACTACTAATAAGGTAAGATTTACTGTACCTATGTTTGGTGGTTGGGATGGTTTTGATCCTCGTAAGAATCAGTTGGAAACAGAGCAGTCAACTGGCACTGATACATTGTCGGGTGACTTTAATACAGCTATTAAAATTCTTTCTAACCCCGATGAGGTTGACTTTAATCTCATTGCAATGCCTGGTATTACTTCTTCTGCTGGCGGCTCACTAACTGACCGTCTGTTGGATATGTGTTCAACAAGAGCAGACGCATTTGGTATTATTGATATTGCTGATACAACCGCTACTGGTTCTGGTTTGGCTCTATCGGTTGCCAACGCTCAGACAGAAGCTGCTAAGTATACCTCCAACTACGGTGCTACTTATTATCCTTGGGTTCGTATTAACGACATTGATAATGACAAGCTCGTTTGGGTTCCACCATCAGTAGCTGTAATGGGTGCTTACGCATTCAACGATAGAGTTGCTCAGCCTTGGTTTGCACCTGCTGGCTTCAATCGTGGTGGTCTTGATGAGGTATTAGAGGTTAGAAGAAGGCTTACTCAAGGTCAGCGTGACGACCTTTATACGAACAATGTCAACCCAATTGCAACCTTCCCAGGCCAAGGTATTGTTATCTTCGGTCAGAAGACTCTACAGGTTAAGCAATCGGTATTGGATAGAGTTAATGTTCGCCGTATGATGATTGAAGTTCGTAAGACCATTGCTGGCTTCTCACGACTCTTCATTTTTGAACCCAACTCTGTTGCTACAAGAGAGCGTCTATTGACACAGGTTAATGACTATCTCTCTAGCGTACAAGCCGCTAACGGTGTTAACGAGTTTAGAGCAGTATTGGATGAAACCACTACTACACCAGACTTGATTGATAGAAACATTATCAAGGGTAAGATTTTCTTGAAGCCCACCACCGCAGCTGAAATCGTTATCTTTGACTTTACTGTCACACCTAACGGCGCAGCTTTTAGTGAGTAAATGATTTAATGGGATGGGGTTTCGGCCCCATCCTGTTATATTTTTTTATTGAGTAGTGTATTTATTGTAGGATGTTTATTAAAATAAAAATGAAGATGGAGATTTAGAATGCCACAGCCTTTTGAAGTTAATGCGATGCTGGCGGACACCTTTGAACCTAAGAGACAAAATAGATTTTTGTTTCAGTTCACTGATGATACGCTTCCAGCTTATATTGCTAGAACAGCTTCACGGCCATCTTTTACACAGGAAACTGTTACGATTGATTACTTGAACACTAAGCGCTATTTGGCTGGTAAGTTTGAGTGGAATACAATGACCATTGGTCTACATGATCCTATCGCACCTTCAGCAGCACAGAAGGTTATGGAGTGGGCGCGACTAGCACATGAAACAATTTCTGGCAGAGATGGATATGCAGCTTTTTATAAGAAGAACTTTAATCTAATCGCCCTTGATCCTGTCGGCGCAGCTGTAGAAAGATGGGAAATCAGAGGTGCTTTTATTACCGATGCCACTTTTGGTGATTATGATATGGCATCAAGCGAAGTACTACCTATCGACCTTACGATTCGTATGGACGAGTGTATACTAAGATACTAAAAATAGTTTTAGTTTTTTAAGGTTTTAACAAGGACAAAACTGAATGACGGAAATTAATGTTGATTTGGAAGAATCACAAGAAGAAAAACAAGTTTTAACACCAGAAGAAATGGCAGGTATTGAACGCGCTCAGAAAATGGGGGCAGAAGCTAATGAGGCTTCTGCCTTCAAAGTTCCTACTGAGTTTGTTCCGCTTCCTTCTTTTGGTTTGGTTTATCCACCTAGTTCCCCCTTACATAATCTCAAAGAAATTGAAGTAAGATATATGACTGCTGTTGATGAGGATATTCTTACATCAAGGTCTTTGTTGCGTAGTGGTAAAGCTATTGATGCCGTTTTACAGAACTGTATTTTGGATGCCAGGATTAACCCCGAAGAACTTTTGTCGGGTGATAAAAATGCACTTATTACCTTTTTGAGAGTAAGTGGATATGGACCAGAATACAAGGTTGAAATAGATTGCCCTAGTTGTGAGGAAACTTCTAAGTATGAGTTTGACTTGAGTCAACTTGAAATGAAGACATTGGATATTCAGCCTATTGAAAAGGGTGAGAATAGATTTTATTTCCAAGTGCCAACTGGCACTCATATAGAGTTTAAGTTTTTGAATAGTGCTGAAGAGAAGGAAATCTCTGACGCACAGGATAGGATTAAGAGAAGCACTAACTCTCCTATTGACAGGAATGTTACTACTCGTCTTAAGAATACTATTCTTTCTATTGATGGTAATAATGATCCTTCTTTGATTAACCAGTATGTAGATTCTCTTAATGTTAGAGATTCACGGGCACTTAGAAAGCATATGGAAGACAATACTCCAGACATTGATATGAACCAGGAGTTTAATTGTCCTCATTGTGGCCACCGAGGGGAGGTGGATGTACCGATTTCGGTAGGTTTCTTTTGGCCTGACGAATAGTAAAGAAACTTTTTATAAGGAACTTTTTGATGTAGTGTATCATGGCAAAGTATCTTTTCAAGATGCTTATAATATGCCAGTTAACCTTAGAAACTGGTGGATAAAAAGAATTAACTGGACACTAGAAGAAAAACGTAAGGCTGAAGAAAAAGCACAAAAAGAATCATTAGCAAAAAGACCAAAGAAGAATTAATATAATATCCCTTTACTATATGTTTTTACGGTAAAGGGATATTTATTTTGTATCTTTATATAAACCACCCAAGAGAGAGTTGTAATGGCCGATATCTCTAATAATTTAAATAAAGCTTCTAAGGAAGTAGCCGGAAACTTTATACACATTAAAGAGAATACTGCTGATTTTAGTGTAGCCCTTACTGATGCTACATCGGAAATGGAAAAGTTTACTCAGCAATTTAAAGCCGCCTCTGACTCTATTAAAAAAGACACTGATGGTATAGCTAAAACATTAACGAATACTTTAAAAGCTGCGGGTGGTGCGTTTAAGAGGTTACCCGGGCTAAGTAAAATGGCAGCTCTTGGTCCTCTTGGGGCTATTACGAGCGCAGCTACATTATTATTCAAACAGTTGATGCAGGTAAGTGACACTATTGCATCAATCTCCAAAGACACAGGACTAGTAGGAAAACAACTTAAGGCTGTATTCAAAGAGGTTAAACTTGGTGCTGGCGGTCTAGCCGCACTCAATATTAGTTTAACTGATGCAGGTAAACAAGCTGCTGCCTTACAACAATCTTTAGGTAATACCACAAAAGTTTCTGCGAAGCTTATAGATGTTACTTCTCGTATTGCAAAAGCTATGGGTGGCAGTGCTCAAGAGTCCGCGGCATTAGCAGACAATCTTATAAGGGGTTTTGGAAAGACGGCTCCTCAAGTTGAAAAGTTTGCTGAAAGTATAATGACTTTTGCAACCAAGTCTGGTGTAAATGCTCGCAAAGTTATGAGAGACATTTCTAATGATAGTAATCTAACATCAATTTATTTAAGTCGTGGTGAAGATTACATGAGAAAAACAGCTGTTATGGCTGCCAAGATGGGTAAGTCAATGGCTGATAACTTGGCAACTACAGATGCCTTTTTAAACATAGAAAGTGGTACTGATTTAACTGGCCGATTAAATCAATTTTTTGGTAGCAATCTTAACGCCTTAAAGATGTATAATATGGCAGTTAAGCAAGATACTATTGGAGTAATGAAAGAGTTAAATAAAGCTATTAGCACTCCACAGGGCATGGCTATGATAGAAGCGTGGCCTGGTATTGCTAAACAGCTAGGAGCAGAGCTTGGTCTTAATATAAAGGATATGCGGCAGTTGGGTAAAGTTATTAAAGATATGGAGAAAGCCGCAGCTGGTCCTACACAAGAACAAATAAAATTAAATACATACATCAAAGAAGCCATGACAATGTGGGAGCAACTAAAAGGTATGGTATCTTCTGCATTACTACCGTTGTTTACAGAACTTGGCACAATGCTCCATGATAAACTAAAACCCATGATGAATGACGCTACTGATATGGCTA